GGGTGGCGATCACGTCGAAGAGGCCGGCGTCACGGTCAACGGACGCGAGACGCCACACGAGGTCGACGTCACCGACCTTCTCGCTCGAGCCACGTTGGCCGCGGCTGATGTCCTTGCCGGTGTCGTCGATGCGGAGGAGCGCGATCCCGGCGGCTTTGAGACTCATGCCGAGGTGTCGGTAGAACGCGCGGTAGGTGTCGGCGCTGTTCTCTTCGCCGGCGACGGCGCGGGCCATCGTGTCGATGACGACGAGGCGTGCTTCGTGTTGGAGCGCACGTTTCATCACGCCGTTGGCGCCGGCGGCTTCGTCGAGTGGTCCGAAGAATGGCAGCGAGTAGTAGTGCAGGCGGTCGAGGTCGCTCTCGGGTCCGTAGCCCATCGCGTCGAGGCGTTCTTCGACGTCGTCGGGTGTCATCTCGAGGTCGACGTACATGACGGGGATGGGGTCGCTGGCGGGCCGGCCGAGTACGGGTTGGCCGGTTGCGAGCGCGGCGGCGACCTCGAACGCGAGGAGGCTTTTGCCGAGCTTCGCGGGCGCGTAGAACGCGACTTGTCGGCCGGCGGGCAGGAACGGCTCGCAGAGCCATTCGTTGGGTGTGGTGTCGCGCTGCCAGAACTCGGACCACACGATCGGTGTCGGGAGCGCGTCCACGTCCTCGACGTTCTCGGCGGGCGCGGTGACAGCGGTTTCGATGTCGGGCAGTCCCGCGATCCATGTGGCGACGCGTGTCTGGTCGCCTTCGACGTCGGCGAGTGCGCGTGCTGCTGCACGGTGGTCGCCGTGGTAGCGGGTCGCGGTGAGGTATCCGAACCGGGTGTAGGTCTGCCCTTCGGTGAGGCCCGGCCAGTTCGTCGTGAAGACCTTGAGGAGGTCGGTGCCGCCGTAGTAGAGCGACGCTGACGCGCCGTCGCGTGCGTTCTTCCCGGGCCGGGTCCAGAGCTCGTAGTCGCTGTTCGTTTTGCGGTCGGTGCGACGGTCGACGCATTGGGCGCCGTCGCGTTCGAGGAGCTCGGGCCAGGTGACGTTCGCAGCGAATCGGTCACCGGGACGCGGGTCGCCGGTGTACGCCGCGATGTCGCGTCGGGGTGTGACAGCGGCGAGCGGTTTCAGGAGCTCGAGGAGCCAGTCGGGTGCGGCGGCGACGGCGAGGCCGTCGTGGGGGTCGTGTGCGAGCTCCCACATGTAGGGGCGGCCGTTGGGGTGGATGGTGGGGGGTGCGACGATCTGGCCGCCTTCGGCGCGGAGGTCGAGGCCGGGGCCTAACTGGCCGGCGTTGGTGCCGGGGTTCCATCCGGGCCATGTGAAGAGGATGTGGCGGCCGCCGCTGCCGGTGATCGTTTCGATGGTGTCGGCGAGTGGGCCGTGGGTGTGTTCGAGGTCTGCGAGTGTGTCGTCGCCGCCGTGTTCGGGGTCGATGTCGAGGACGAACAGGCCGGATTGTTCGCCGGTGACGATGCCGACACCGTGATCGGGGTGTGCGCGCCACCAGTCGTCGATGAGGACGTGGTCGGTTGTGGCGCGTTCTACCCATGCGTCGAGCGCGGGACGTTTTTGGCCGGGGAGGATTGGTACGACGCGCCAGCCGCGTGCGGCGTAGAAGTGTGCTTCGTCGAGCACTGTTCGGTTGTCGGTCATCACGTGCCCTGCCGCAGGAACGATCTGCGGTACGCCGTCCAGGGCGCCCTCTCTGCGCCGCTAGATCAGATCCGCAGCCGATGTCGACGGCGCACCCGCGTTCGCGGCTGCCGGTTGCGGCGTCGACGCGTCGGCGGGCTTGAGCGCGATGTCGAAGTGCTTCATCGTCTTCCCGCCCTGCAACTGCTCGACGTGCGTGAAAGAGATCGCGATCCGCTGACCGGCCTGCGGGTCGAGCGCCGCGAGCTTGCGTTGCAGCTGCGACTGCGACGCCAGCACCGACGATTCGGTGCCGTCGTCCCGCTTGATCGTCAACTGCGGGATACGCGTGTTGTCGGGCATCGTCGCGACGCGCAGCCCGGTGATTGTGCCGGCGATCGCGTCACCGGGGGTCTCGAACTTGAACCGGTCGTCGGCTTGACGGAACTCATCCCAGATCGACATGGAAACTCTCCTCTTCGTGTTGGGGAAGTGCTTTTCGTCTAGAAGGGCGCGCCGACGAGCACCTCGAGTTGCGACACGAGTGCTTCGAGCGCAACGAGCTCGTCGACGGTGTGCTGATGATCCGACTTGAACCCAGGGACACCAGCCGGCCAACGCTCCGCGAGCGCGTCGAGATGGCCGAGGTCGCGCAACTGCTCGACGCGACGCTTCAACTGCTCGCGTCGTACGTCGGGTGCGATCGTCGGACCGTGGTGGGTGAACGGCGCGGTGATTCGCTTGCGGGTGCGCCACTCGCGGACCGCGAGCGCAAGCTGCGCTGCTTCCCATCCCTGTTCGATGTCGACAGTGTGAAGGGAGCAGACGTTTTTCCCGGCCGGGAGATGGATCACGAGCGCACGGTCGGTGCGTACGGTCGGCATCGGTTTCCGGAACCCGTACTCGGGATTGAAGATGTCGACGGCGTGCGCGTACAACGCGAGCTGGATCGCGATCTCATGCCACGAGAAATCGAGCGACTGACCCGTCTTCAAGTCCGCGACCGCGAGCGACCCATCCGGCAACGTGACGAGAAGGTCGAACGTGCCGGCAACTTTCACGTCGTCGAGGACACATATCTGTTCGACGTACTCGGGGTGCACGGTGAGGCCACTGTCGGCGACGAGTTGCTGGTAGGCGTCAAGGTCGGCTTGCCACGGCGCCGGCATCGTCACTTCCTCACCACGGTTCAGGCGTGCAACCGCTTCGTGCAGCGCGGTCCCGTAGTTCGCACCCGCGGATGATCGTCCCGCCTCGAGCGCGTCTTCGCAGAGCTTGTCGAGGCCCTTCTTGTCTTCGGGTTCAGACGCTGCGATGCGTGCGTAGATGTCGTCGCGTTGCGCGAGCCCGAGCGCGAGGGTGCGCATCTTCCACTTCGTGAGCCCGAAGCTGTCCGACAACGTCGAGGACACGGTTGTCGCACGCGTGTACGGCTTCGCGGAACCCTTCCCGTTCGTGATGAGGTACCGGCCCCATCGGTCACGCGGGACATCACCCATACGACAACCTCTCTCGCATCATGCGAACCTCGGCGAGCAGGCGCGCGTTTTCGGCTTCCACGAACTCGATGTGACCGCGGAGCTCCTCCACGAGATGACGCAACGCGACGATCGCCGCGTCGGCGGCCTCTTCCGTGGTGCTCATGCAGGCCACCCAGGGGTGTTGAGCAGCGAGTCACGCGCACGGGTGATCGAATCGACGTTGGTCTTCCACACGCCCGTCTCGTCGGGTGTCGCGGTGACGCGCCATATCTCTTCGAGCAGCGCGCGTTCCTGCGACTGCCGTGCTCGCGCGCGGTACCGCTCGAACGTCTCCCCGATGCGCGGCTTGCACGTCGGCCACTGCTTCGCGTCGTACGGCGCGATCAGTGCATCTGCGTACGCGTTCTCGGCATCGGGTGAGGTGAGACCGAGCCAGTCGAAGAAGCGTTCGACTGCCTTCCCAACCTTGTCGATGAGCTTCATTACTTTCACCTCTGGAACTACGTCGGCGTAACTATGAGGAGTAGAGCGATGCCCCGGCACAAAGGCACCGGGGCATCGTCTGGAACTAGAGGTTGTCGAACTGAGGCGACGTTGTCCGAGAAGGTGCCGACGCGTCGACGACAACCTCGAGGTCCTGGGGGGTCTGTGTTGCGGCGCGCATGAACGCGAGCGCGACCGCGAGAGCGAGTGAGTAGGCGAGAAGCGCGCGCTGGCGGTTCACGCGCCGATCTCCGCGACGGTGAGACGCTTCAATGATCCGCACTTGTTGCCGTCCATAGATTGCTCCTTCGGGGAATGAGAACGATTGGGCGAACTAGGTGAGCGCGTGTGCTGCCTCGACTGCGTCGGCCGCAGCGATCAGCGCCTCAGCGAGATGACGTGCATCCGCTGGCGCCAGCGCAGTCGAGAAATGCAGGCCGATCGTCTGATCGAACCGCAACGCGACCGACGGGTGGGCGTCGAAGCCGTGCTCGGCGGGCGAGTACCAGCCGGTCACGCCGACGTCGAAAAGCTTCCCGACGGTGAATGTGGCCTCGTGTACGCGGTCGCTGTGTTCGATCATGCGTGCCATCCGTGCTTGTGGTGGTCGTGATGGGTGACGATCGCGAGTGCGAGCAGCACCGTGAGCACCGCACCGAAGATGATGAGCGCGGTCACCGGACGCGCCTACGGGAGTCGCGCGCGACCGCGATCGCGACGGGGACGAAGAACACCGCGAGTAACGCGACCATCGACGCGAACTCACCGGCAAGGCTCTGATTCATCGGGCATCTCCTTGTACGAGTGAGAGAGCGACAGACCGCGCGGAGGGGCCAGCCAACGCGCGATCCGTCGCTCCGGTGACCGCGTGCAATCCAGTGGGGATGGACTGCACGCAAGTCACCGCAGGGGCGGTCATGAGAGGGCCTTGAGGCGAGAACCGCCAGGAACGCGGACTTCTACGATCCACCCGTCGCGAATGAGCTGGTCGAGTGCGGACTCCCACTCGGGAATCGTCCGGCCCCACAACTCGCCGACATCGATACGAGTTGCACCCGCACGCGGCACGCGGTCGCGGAGCCAGGAGTAGATGGCCTCTTCGCCCCTCGTGTAATCGCGAGTCGCGCTCAACTTGCCACCGCCACTGCCTGAGACTCAGGGTCAAGAGAAGCGACGAAGCGATCGCGCCAGGCACGGGAGATGACGAGCTTCCCGCCGATCTTCCGAGCGGGGATGTTCCCGGCCTTGATGTCGCGGTAGATGACGTGTATCGAGACGCCGAAGCTGTCGGCGAGCTCCTGAACGGAGAGGACCAGCGGTTCGTTGGTCATGCGACGCTCCGCGTGAGGGGGAAGAGCATGCGCACGTCGAGCACGAGCACGCGGGCGAGTTGCGCCTTGTAGATCCGGCGCGGCTCCATGAGTCCCGCTTCCCAACGCGCCACCGTCGATTGCCCAACTGGCGGGTCGAGCAGTTCGCCCAGCTGCGCTTGCGTCATCACCGGGTCAGCGCCGCTCGCGCGGGGTGTGCCGTCCGGCGTGAAGAGCGCGCGCTGGCTGCGGATGTTCTCGCCCCAGGCCCGCAGGAGCTCGTCGGAAGCCATGCGGACAGTATGCGCATGGCGCTATGCGCATGTCAAGCGCATAGGCCAAGAATCACCGTGCCGTAGTTTCATGTATGCGTGAAACGCATACGATCGGCTGGACTGTGATGGCGCGCAAACGAAACGATCCCCCCATGTCGCTCGCAGACGCGCTTCGCAGGCGCATGGGGGAGGAGATGACCCAAGACGACGCGGCTGCCGAACTCGGCGTCGCGCAATCGCAGGTCGGCCGCTGGCTCAACGGCACGTCACTACCGAGCCCGGCGAACTACCCCGCGCTCATGGAATTCCTCGATATCAGCGAGAACGAGATCGCGCTGATGGTGCACCGGAGTCGTCGCCTCACGACGCCTCAGCGTCTCGACGCAATTGAGGGACGTCTGGATCAGATCGAAGAGGCCCTTGGGATCGCCGGCGGATGACCTCCAGGATGCGCTCGAGGCGCTGCTCGATCCGCGTGAGCCGTTCATCGACCCCTTCGTCTTCCATCCCTGCTCCCCGTCCCCGTGTCGGCACCCAAACGTACGGACTGGGTGAGACAGCCCTACCGAGCAGTAGCTAGCCCCTCGGGCTAGGGAACGTAGCGAGAAGAGTTGACCTTGGCTAGACGATCATTTTGCGCAAGATGCGCCTACGCGCGCACGCGCAACAGGCGTAACGAACCTGTGCGAAATCAGGGAATTCTTCTACCTGTCCGCGCAACACGTGTTGACTGCGCGATGCAATCACGCCTCGCGTTGCAGTGCGGCGCCGACGACATCCGCGCTCTGCCGGTCGAGCTCCGCGACCGCGTGCGAGTACACCGACATCAGCACGCGACCTCCATCGGCGTGACCGGCGCGACGACCGACGTGTCCAACGGGAATGCCCGCGGCGAGCAGCTTCGTGAGGTGTGCGTGTCGGATGTCGTGAAACCGCGCGGTACTCCCGGCCGCCTTCGCGGCGTCGCGCCAACGGCCCGTCACCCGCTCGGGGTAGAGCGGGTTGACCTGACCGGGCATCTCGCCGAGCACGTATGCAGTCGGGAGGAGCGCGGCCTTCTCAGACTTCGCGAACGCTGCCTGCTCGGCGTAGCGCTCGCGCAGCATCGCGACGGTCTCTTCGGGAATGCTCACGGTGCGCACGGGGCTCTTGCGTTGATCCTCGATCGTTTCGGTGCCGCCTTTCAGCTGCACAACGGAGCGTCGGATCGTGATCGTTGCGGCTTCGAAGTCGATGTCGCCCCACTGGATCCCGCAGAGCTCCCCGCGGCGCGCGCCAGTAGCGAGCGCGAGCGCGACGACGGGGCCGAGCTCGGGGATGCCGTGCTCGACGATCCTCCGGACCTCGTCGAACGACGGGGGATTCACCGTTGGCCGGCGGGCCTTGCCGGGCGACGCGCGCTTGCACGGATTGGCAGCGAGCCAGCCCCACTTGACCGCTTGCTCGCAGGCGGCGCTGAGGGCGGCGTGGGTGCGGCGCACCGACGCGCCCGAGAGCTTCGCGCCGCGGCCGTTCGGCTCCGTGCGCATCCGCCGGTAGAGGCCGTCGATGCGATCGGGAGTCAGCTGGCGAAGGGGCAGTTCGCCGAGGTTGGGTTTCAGCCAGGTCTCGACCTTGCTCTTGGCGCCGATGTAGGTCGAGGGGGACCAGTCTTCCTTGCGAAACGCGAGCCACTCGTCAAGCAGATAGCCGACGGTGCGCGAGCGGTCTCCGGGCCGCGACGCTCGAGCAAGGGATTCGCCCAGTCGGATGGCCTCACGCTTGGTTCGGGCGGTGCCCGAGGCACGGGATCGTTTGCCCGTGATGGGGTCTTTGCCCAGGTCGACAGTGACTCGGTAGGCGTCGCCGCGCTTGACGATGTGGCCCGTCATGCGGTCGTTCTACACGCCAGTTGGGACCGCGCGCCACCAATCGCGCCACCAATCGAGGCGTGGAGTCGCCCACAACCCAGACTGGGGCCGGTAGCTCAGTGGTCAGAGCAGGGGACTCATAATCCGTGCTTACGGTTGCGAGGGCTCTCGACTTTGGTGCAAACCCAGGCTACGGGCGGGTTCATATCGCATGACCTCAGAGTCATTGCGCGCATTCTCAATATTTGTGCCACCATTCCTGCCACCAAACTCGCGGAGGAACCATGAAGCGAATCGGGGCGGTACTGCTCATCGGGGCGGCCCTTGCCATGACGGCGGGCTGCTCGAGCACGGCCACGCAGAAGCTCGGGGGCACGGTCTATGTCGACTCGGGCGGCGGTCCTACACCCGCGGGCGTGACACGCTCCGACTTCGATCAGATCGCGAAGGCAGGAGCCGCGAACGACAACGTGGGCCTGCGCGACCTCGCCGCGTCAGGTGTCGTCGTGATGGTGCCTGCGTGTGCGCCGGCCATCCTGATCGACACCGCGTTCGGAGGGGAACGGCAGGTGCGGGTTCAGAGCACAGGCGATGCAGTGTGGGTCGACGCCAACTGGATCAAGAGCAGCTCGAGCGACTGTTCCTGAACGCGAAGAAGCCCCGGCCGCGAGGGCCGGGGCGTTCGACGCTGTTGGGTTCTACTCCACCCGCGATGTCAGGCCGCGGCGGCTCCGCGGTACCAGGAGAGGTTCGAGCGGTAGAGCGCGTTGGTGGGCTCGAGTTCCGCGGCTTGCGCGCCGTAGTAGGCGGCTTCTTCGGGACGGCCGAGTTCCCAGGCTGCGATGGCTGCGAGGTGGTGCGGGAGCGCGCCCCAGGCCCACGAGTGGTTGAGGTACCAGTCGCGTTCGGTGATGCTCAGCGCGGCCTCGGCTGCGTCGAGGCACTCGGACCAGTGGCCTTGCTCCATGCAGAGTTCCGCGAGCCGCACCCATCCTTCGCGTCGTGATGGGGCGACGGTGGTTGCTTCACGGTACGGGCGGGGTGGGACATCTTCGGCGGGCATGAGCGCGCGGTAGGCGTCGCCCAAGAGGATCCACGACTCGGCGCGCTGCTCGGGGAAGTCGAAGCTCTCCGTGTGCGCGCGCAGGAGTGGGATCGCGTGGTTCCAGTCGGCGCGGTACGTGTACTCGCGTCCGAGATAGTGCAGCCAACGAGGATTCATCGGATCCGCGTCGTGCGCGGCTTGGAGTTCGCCGAGGACTTGAGAGCGGTCCTTCGTGAAGTCCTGGTGATGCTCGATCGTGGTGTCGGCGACGATGCGTTCGAGGTAGTCGACGTCGCCGTTCACGTGTGCTGAGCGGCCGTCGAGGGTGACGAGGACCTCGTGGACGGGTTCGGTCCACCGGAACCCGTGACGGGAGTGGACGCGGGTGTGGAGGTAGGGGTCGCCGCCGTGGTCGAACCAGACCGGGGCGAGGAGCGGGAGGTCGGTCGTGCGCGCGGCCCACGCTGCTTCGATCGCGTCGCGCCAGCCGGGTTGGAGGCGTTCGTCGAGGTCGAGGCGGATCGCGAGGTCGACGTCTTCGGGGAGTTGGGCGAGCGCGATGTTGAGCGCGTTGGACAGCTGCATCGGCTCGACCGGGAGCTGCGATACAGAGAGGCGTGCGTCGCGGAGTGCGCGGCGTTGGGCCATCTTCATCGAGTGGTCCGATGAGCCGGTGTCGTTCAACACCACCAAGTCTGCGTCTTCGGTGCATGCGAGCCAGGCGTCGAGGTTCGCTTCCTCGTTGCGCATGCTGGCGTAGATGCCGATGCGCATCAGACCGGCACCAACGAGATCGGCGCGCCTGCGTACGCGACGTTCGCGAGCTTGCCCGAGTACGCGGGGGTCGCGCGCTTCCCGACGACCGGCGCCGATGAGCCTGCGCTCGCGAATGATGGGAAGAAGCGGTTGCGGATCTGCCAGAGGACGCGGTTGGCGACGTCGAAGTGACCGAGTTGAGAGTCGTGCGTGCTGTCACCCATGAGCCCGGCGGCTGCTGCCGCCGCGTAGCCCGTGATGCCGTTCGATGACCACGCGTCGTAGAGATCGAACACGGGCACAGCGGGTGAGAAGCCAGCGCACGTCGTCTTCGTCTGCGCTCGATAGGTGGCTTGCTGGGATGACTCCGAGAAGTACTCCCACGGGTTCATCACGAGGAGCGGGCCGATCGGTGCGAGCCGGTTCCGAACCGTAGTGAGATCGGCCGCGTACGTCGCCGCGTTGTTTATCACGTGGCAGTCGTTCGTCATCTGCATCACGACCATGCCCGCGGCGGGCGTGTTCGTGATCGTGTTCGATCCTCGTTGCGTTACCGAGTCGAACCAGGCCATCCGATCACCGGAGCCCGAAAGTGCGAGTTCGTGCAGCGCGAGGCCGTCGAGCGCGATGTTGTGGACGATCAGCCCTTGCGTCGACGACGGGCTCGCGTAGAACAGCTCGATCCCGGCGGGTACGCAGTTCACGCCCGTCGTAGCATCCGACGACGCTCGGATGTCCACGGTCGAGGTGACGGGGGTGGAGACGTAGAACTTGCAGAGCGCGTCGTTGTGGGCGAGCGTCTGACCCATGTTCGTCCAGGTGCCGCCGTCGATGCGGTACTGCCAGTTCCCGCCGACACCGAGGTCGACGTAGTAGAGCGCGAAGCCGATGTTGGCGCGCTGGCGGTTCGGGATCGTGTAGGTCGCGATCTTCGATGCGCCGAATGCGTAGCGGGCGATGCCGTACGGGCATTTGTCGAACGCGCTCGCGCTCGTGATCGCGGTCCAGACATCAGCACCCGATGTGAAGCTCCACTCGACCGATCCGGCGAGACCGAGACCCACGCCACGGAAGCCGGAGCTGATGAGAGGACCAATGCCCGCGACGTTCGCGAGGCGATCGCGAAGCAGCTCGAACCATGAACCTTGCCCGCTGCGCGAGTACGCGTAGTCGAGGTAGGTGCCCTCGGTCTGCGAGTCGCCGACGAGCGCGAGCTGTTGGATCGTCATGCGAACTCGTAGGTGATCTGGCCGCCAAGGATCGCGCTGCTCCCCGAGCTTGTGTTGTTCGCGGAAGCGATGATGCCGTTCAGGCCGATAACCGTGGCGCCGGACGCGATGCGTAGGAGTCCGGTCTGGTTGGTGCCGTTGTCGATCGCGTAGCACGGGTTCATCCAGAGCATGAACGAGAGCAACTTCGGGTTAACGGGCAGGGACGCGGTGTGCGTTGCGTTGTTGCTCGTTCCCGCGCCGCCGGTGCCCTGCGCTATGAACAGGGTGATCTTCGTGCCGCTCGTCGAGAACCGGTAGAAGTTCCCGGTCGGTGCTGCACTCCATCCCGACAGCGTGGGGGTCCACGTGAAGATCCAGTCGAAGCTTCCAGCTTGCGGGTTGTCCTGGTAGGAGAAGCGCGGTCGGACGAGTGTCGCGTTCGACATCGTGTACGTCGCGTTCGGAATCAGCGTGACAGCCTTCACGCCGGTAACCGTGATGCCAGTGTCTTGGGTTCCCCCGAGGGTGATCGCCGCTCCGCGCAAGGTGTTGGAGAGCTGAAACGCGTTCGCGGTAACCGTCACCACGTAGTAGTTCGTGCTGTTCGCGATGCCAGTCGTTCCCGAGACGCCGGAGAGGGTCACCACGTCGCCGTTATTCAGGCCGTGCGCCGTCTTGTTGAGCTTGCTATCCGATGATGGCGTTGACGAACTCGACACCGACGTGAGCGGTGTCGCAGGTGAGAACGACGAGTGCGCGACGACCCCGTACTTCACGGAGCCATCGTTGAACGACACCTTCGTGCCGGGCGGGAGATACGTGGTGGGGTTGTTGGTTGTTGAGAACAGCCAGCCGGCCATGCCGCCACCCTCGTACGTCCATGTGTCCTGGTCGTACTGCCAGCCGGTGGCCGTCGGTCCGAGACGCGTGACCGCGATGCTGACGAGCTTGACGTTGCCGTTCGCTGTCGTGAGGAGCGAATCGATCGTGGTCGAGTTCGTCGCCGCTGCGGGGATGTAGAGCAGCGCGAGCGGAACACGTGACGCGGTGAACGCGGGGATTGCCGGCGTCGCGGCTGCGGTGCCCTGGTTGTAGCTGATGCCCGAGCTGTCGAGTTCAACGACGACCCACTTCGGATTGGTTGCATCCGCGAGTTCGGTGATGTCGTCGTGCGAACTGTCCGTGCCGGTGATTGCACTCGCGGCCGCGACCGCGAGATCGGTAGTCCCGACGATCACGGTGCCCGCAGTGATCGAGAGCTTCCCTGCCGTTCCGGAGACGCCGATCGCGCAGCCCTGGCCGACGTAGTAACCAGAGTCCGCGCGCTGTTCGGCTGCGATCTGCGCGGCTTGCACAAGCGCAATCGCTTGCAGTGATCCGATCTCGGTGAGGTCGCCGAGGTTCGCCCACTTGATCCCCTTCGCCTGCGCGGAGTCGGGGACGAGTACCTGACCGTTGGTGCCGACAGGAAGACGCGCGACGCCCGTGTCGTAGGTGGCGATGTCGCCCTTCGTGGTGAGCGCGCTCGGTCCAGTCGCGCCGGTTGCTCCCGTTGGCCCGGTCGCTCCCGTGGTTCCCGTGGTTCCTGTCGGACCAGTGACACCTGTGGGACCCGTTGCGCCCGTGGGTCCCGTCGCGCCGTTGGAGCCATTGCTTCCCGCCGAACCCGTAGGCCCGGTAGCTCCCGTCGGACCTGTTGCTCCAGCACTTCCCGGGCTACCTGGCGACCCGGCACTTCCCGTTGCACCTGTCGGGCCAGTGGGACCAGTCGCGCCAGCGCTGCCGGGTGATCCATCAGCACCCGTCGCGCCGGTCGCGCCGGTCGGTCCTGTGGGTCCGTCGGCGCCGATGACGGCTTGAAACGCGGAACCGGTCATCGGATCTCCCACCCTTCAGAAGTTTCGTGGCCGCGCGCGGGCTGCCAGATAGAGAGACCCATCACGCGCATCAGGTGTTCAGCACGTGGATCACGAAACCGTCCTCGCCTGACTGGCCATCGGTACCCGTTCCCGAGCCCGTACCACCCGCGCCACCCGCGCCGCTGATATTCGCGTCGCCGGTGAGGTCGTCGGAGATGGTCATCCACCATACGCCGCCACCACCGCCGCCACCACCGCAGTTCCCGGCCGGGTCGCCGTCACCGCCGTCACCGCCGCGCAGGTCGTAGAGATTCGATGGGCCATGCACGATGTGCCGGAAGCAGATGAGCGCGCTCGTGCCTGCGTTGCCGCCTGCGCCTCCTGCGTGCGATCCATCACCCCCGCCGCTCGCTCCTGGGGTCCCCGGCCAGAGTCCGTCGCGGAACGAGCGCAGGAGTACCGGGTCAAGAAGCGGAGCTCCCTCGAAGTTCAGTTTTCCGACTGAAGTGCCGGGATGACCGTCGCCATCGCCGGATTGTCCGTCGGCAGTCATGCCGGAGTAGGGGACTGCCGGGAGGGCTCCGTCCCCAGTCGTTCCCGCTGCGCCTACGAAAAACGAACCGTCGCCGGGGGTCGCGCCGGACGCGCTCTGCCCGTGAAGATCGAGCGTGCCATTGATGGTGAAGGTGTCCGTTCCGACCATCATCACCGAGGGCACTTTCCAGTCCTCCCCGAAGGCGTCGGCAGCGATGCCGGTGATCGGGAAGAGGAGCGGGGAGATCGTGAAGGTTGCGCCTTCGACGACGGTGACGTCGGTCCAACGCCAGCCGGTCGGGACGCGATTCGATCCGATGGTCGCGCTGCTCGTCGACACGTCCGATGGGCGCGACAGCTCGACGGACGTTGGAGAGTTGATCGTGACGATGGTGCCCACCGCAAGGTGGAAGTCGCTCACGGAAACGTCGACGAGCGTGTGCAGGTCGTCGGAGGTGAAGTCCGCGGTGTCCGACGTGAGCGTCGTAGACCCGACGGTCAGCACAGCGTCGGTGATGTCGCGCGATGCCACGGGAACTATGAGTTCGCCATCGGAACCGTCGCCGTAGATCCAGCTTCCCCCTCCTCCTGTACCGAGATCCGCGATGACTTCGCCACGAAAGTTCACGAAAAACCCGCTCGTGGTCGAGTCTGTGATGAGCAGCGGCTTCGATATCTGCCCGACTGTCGTCGGTTCCGTCAACGTCAACAGGCCCGCATTGTCGGGGTCGAGGAAGTAGACCTCGCCTGCGGTCGCGCCGGTGAATCCGTCGATGCGTCCACCGGTGGAGAGCGTGAAGTGATCCGCGTCAGTAACCGCGGAGACCAAGCCGATGACCTCCGCGTGCGCGGCTGAGTCGGCTTGCGCGTGCACGTACTCGGAGCCGTCGTACCTGACCGCGTCACCGAATGAGAAGCCGTGGGCGGTCTGCGTGACATCGACCGTGGACGACCCACCAGGACCGGTCGCGCCTGTCGCTCCTGTTGGTCCCGCGATTCCCTGCGGTCCAGTAGCACCGGTGGGGCCTGTCGCGCCGGGCGCGCCATTACTTCCAGCGCTACCCGTGGTACCCGTGGGACCTGTCGGTCCAGTTGCTCCGGCCGCGCCTGGTGAACCTGCGGTCCCTGTCGCGCCAGTCGGTCCTGTCGGACCGGTTGCCCCGGCCGAACCCGGAGTGCCAGCACTTCCCGTCGCACCGGTAGGTCCAGTTGGGCCGGCGACTCCTTGAACACCTTGCGATCCGGTTGCGCCCGTTGGTCCCGTTGGTCCCGTGGGACCCGTTGCGCCAGCCGAGCCGGGAGCACCGGCCGTGCCCGTCGCGCCCGTGCTCCCGGTCGGACCTGTCGGACCTGCTATGCCCTGCAACCCTTGCGAGCCAGTAGCTCCCGTCGCGCCGGTGGGGCCTTGAACGCCCGCGCTGCCCGTAGCTCCGGTCGGCCCGGTTGCACCGGTGGCACCGTTCGTGCCCGCGGAACCCTGCGGCCCCGTCGCACCAATAGGACCCGCGACACCTTGCGCGCCTTGAGATCCCGTAGCGCCCGTGGCACCCGTCGAGCCCTGGATGCCTTGTGAACCAGTCGCCCCCGTGGGGCCAGTAGCACCGGTCGGGCCAGTGTGACCCGTCGCACCGGCAGCGCCCGCCGCGCCGGGGGTTCCCTGCGGACCGGTTGCGCCTGTTGGTCCTGTGGGACCTGTCGGGCCTTGCGTCGCCGCGTCGGGGTCGATGAAGCCGAGCTCACCGTCAGCCGGGCCGGTCTTGACGACGAACTGGCCCGGGTTGCCACCGGTGGGGATGCCGATGCCGCGCGGTCCTCGCGGACCCGTAGGCAGCACCGACACGACGGTGAACGTCGGCGGTGCGATCTGCACGTCGACATCGACGGTCGGTGATGTGCCGACCTGCACCTCGATGTCGACGTTCACGAGCCGTCCTCGTCACGCGTGATGTCGCCCCACGCCTTCACGCGGCCCGTGAACCATGTCCGCGGCGGCCCATCGACGAACGACTCCTGCAAGTCCCAATACGCGGAATCGGGAAGCGCTTCGGTGATCGTCTCGTCGAGGTCGAGCGTCACCTCGTTACCGTTATCGCCGCCGACTGTCACGTCGAACGACGCGAGCGGCTCGCCGGGGGTTGCGCCCGCGGCGAGTCGCGCCTTACGGATCTGCGCGGTCAACGTCCCTTCCGGCACGTACGGGTCGTCACCATCGGAGAGCGTGAAGTGGATCGAGTACCCGTCGTTGCGGTACACCGCGGGAGCGAGCACCGGGTAGGTGTCGGTCGGGAGTGTGGGCGCGTCCGCGCTGGGCTTCCAGACGAGATCAAGGATTGTGGGCATCGTCGCCTTTCTCAGCGCGGCCGTTTCACCGGCCGCCGCCTTCTTTCGAGGTGCGCGAGCGCGCGGGCTAGCCCTTGTTGGGCAGGCTGTAGACGCCGAGCGCGGTCGCAAGACCGATCGCACCCGACAGCCACTCCGAGCTCGAGATCGCGGAGGGTGCGCTGGTGATGACGAGCGTCGCGAACGCGATGCCTGCGCCAACGAGCGCAGTGACGGTCTTGGTGTAGCGGCCGAAGTTCATCAGGATTACTCCTTGGGTCAGCATTTGCGTGGTGAGAGACTTCCGTGAATCCGGTCAGAGAAGTCGCGCAGTTCCGACAGGTTCTTCGTCGCCGCGGCTTTCTGCGCGGAACTCGAACTCGGGCTCGCGAGCGTCGCGGTGAGGCTGCGAGTCGAGCGGGTGATCGTGTCGTCAACGAACGAGACAACCTCGTGGCGCACCTCGTTCTGGCCGACACACGCACCATGCGCCGCCGCCGCCGCGGTGTCGCTGATCCGGTTCGCGAGCGTGATGTAAAGGCCGGTCAGGATGATCGGAGTGAGGACGATCAGTACCAGGAGAATGAACCAGCCTGAACGTGCGAACCAGTGTGCGAGACGGTGCGTCATCGTCGTGTCGCGATCGAGTAGACGAGCGCAACTGCCGACGACGCGAACGAGATGATCGCTCCCACGAGGACTCCCGTCAGTCGATTCACGGCTTTGGTGAGCGCGGCGAACGCGTCGTCGTTCTTATCGAGATCGTCTTCGAGGAGTTCGACGCGTTGATCAGTGGAGAACAGGCGACGTACATCGCTGCGGGCTCTGTCCGGCATGCAGGCGTTCACGCTGCCTTCGGTGACGGGTTGACGAGCCAGTGGGCGACACCGGCACCGGCACGGCGACCACCCTTGACCGGTGTCGGGAGCGAGTGCTGCACATTGCGAACCGAGCGCACGACGTTGCCGTTGTAGGTGTTCGTCTTCTTCGACGGGTCGAGCAACCCTCGGAGGATCAGCATGTTCACGAGCACCGTCACACGGTGGTTCGTGTCACCCTGTCGGAGGTACCCGTACTTGCCGTCCTTCGTGCGCGGATGATCGAACGACGCTGCCCACTCCTCCAAGCTGGCAAGCCACTGCAACACCTTCGGATCGACCGGGATCGTGTCGCGGGTCGGGTAGAACGCTATGTCGGGCGGGAAGATGATCGAGTCCTGGTAGTCGCTGCCGCCGTACATCGGTGCCCAACCGACCTGCTGCGACGCGGGGAGGTGAGAGGAGTGCGCGGCGAACTGCTGGCCGTTCCCGCCCGACATTGCAGTGTGCCCTGCTGCACCCGCACCCCCGGCGCGACCTTTGAGCATGATCGCGCCACGTAACGCGACACCGGCCGGGACGGATGCGAGCCAGCCGCGCGCTTGCGCATGCAGGTACATCCCCACGGTGTTCGATACGTCGTACGGGAACAGCCAGTCCTGCGGCTTCCCCGCGAGGATGCACGCCTGGCGGCACGCGAGCAACTGCAACTCGGAGCAGTCCTCGCCCTGCGGATCGTTGTACGCGTGGTCGAAGCTGATCGGCCGGCGGATGATGTAGAGATCGCCGTCTTGCGCAACTTCCCACGCCAACGCGTCTTCCATGTTCGGCAACACGTCAGGCATGCGGTCCCTCCTTCAACGATCGTTGTCGCCACCCGCGATTACGCGCCCGTTCACACACACCACAACGACGCACACCAGCCGGGAAATGCCAATCCGGATCGACATGACCCTTCGGACATACGGTCGGTGGTTCCCACCACGGCTGCCAACCCGGTTGACGTTTGATCCGATCCGCGCGGGCGAAGAACTTGCGGAGCTTCCGACGCGTCCGGTCGCGGGCCACAACATCAGCTAACGCGAGTTGCACCGCTTCACTCATCGTGTAGGCCCGGTCCTCGTCATCAACACGACGAGACATCTACCTACGGCGAGACCTTGACAGTGCCAGAGTCATTCCACAGCTGACCCGTGTTCCCTGGGTCGGATGTTGGGAGGTTCGGCAAGAAGATCGCGGGCGGGTCGATCGTGCAGCTAGCAGTGTGCGCGCCGTTCTGTATCGCGAGTTCTATCGATCCGGAGGTTGCTGAATCATTCGTCACGATCAGGGTCGCTTCCGCGCCCTGCGCTGCGCTCTCCTGCGTCGCGAGTGTGAGCTTGGCGTCCGCGCCCGTGTAGACGGTCGAGTCGATGGACACGCCACTCGAATCAGAACCGCCCGAAGTGCCGGTGACGATCTGCAAATCGCCCGTCGTCCCGGGGTGGGCGTCAAGGATCGAGTTCGCGACGAAGACTGAAGCGGTCCCGACGAGCGCGGTCGAGATTTCGTGCGTCGCGTTTGTGTCGTCTTCTGGTCCTATTGGGAAGCCCGAACTACCAGAAGCGGGCGTCTCCCAATCCGCGTTGAAATCGGTCGCGTCGATCTTCGTGAGCACCTGGCCGGTCGTGCCACCCGCCGGGATCGTCGGGGGTGTACGCCAGTCGTAGTTACCGTCCGAGTAGCCCGTCTTCGTGAGGACCTGGCCGGTCGTACCACCCGACGGGACGCCACTGTCGGGCTGCCACGCCACATCAAAATCGGCGTCGGACGCTTTCCGTAGCACACGACCACCGTGACCGCCCGCGGGCATTACACCCCGACTGAGCTTCTTCAGGCGGCGCGCTACATCCTCAGGAAGATCGCCCATCAGGACAACGCAGGCCCTTGATCCACGACGCGGAACTTGCACGTCCCGTGCGAACCCGTCTTACCGTTCGCCTTCGCCGTCACCGTGTTCCCCGCCGTACCCGACACACCCGTAATGACCTGCACCACATATGTGCCCGCGGCAGGTTGCACCTGCGCGAACAACGACCACGAGATGTCCTTACCCGCGTTCACCGAATCGTTGTTCTTCCGGTCGACCTGATCGCCATCGAAGATGATCGCGGCCTGCGCGCCACCATCGATGTCCGAACGCACACACACCGACGCGTCGATGTCGATCTCCCGGCCATCCGACGAGACGACGATCGTGTCCTCAAGGATCACTTCCGTCGAAGTCGTACCCGCAGAATCGGAAGTGAGTTCGTCACGGCCGATCTTCCCGCGCGGAAGCGCGTTGATCCACGACGACGATCCGGTATCGCCGGAGCCAACATCGGCCGGGTCTGTTCGATCAGCCGGCATGCTGCCTCCTCACAACGCCCACACGTCGGGGCCGTCCCATGTCGACACGTCCCACTTCCACAACCCGGCGATCCACGATGCGTCTTGCAGGAAGAACGTCACGGAGTACGGCTCTTGCGAGAAGTTCGGTTGTATGCCACGTATCCAGCAGTCACGCACGATCGGATCACCGCTCGGGATACGCGTAATGCCATCCGTGTCGAGGATCAGTGGATCGAGGTTGACGGTCACAAGGTCGCAGAGCTCGCGGGTGAGAACCTCAGTCCATGTGTCGAACGTGTCGCCCGGCTCGTTGCTTGGCGTGAACGTCACTGACGCGAACGTGGTGATCGGCGTCTTGAACCGTGTGACCATCCAGTCCGCGTACTGCTGTGCCTGCGACCGAGTGTGAATCGGTAGCGAGAGACTCGCGGAGCAGACACCGAACGCGGCGATGCTGTCAGCGTCTTGTGCGTTCACTTCGTCGCCGGTGTCGTTGTGCGTGATGGTGCAGTCGTTCACGACAGGAGGCGACCCGAGCGTGATCCCCGAGTAAGCGAACCCGTCAGTACCGTTCTGCACGTAGGTCGCTTGCGACACCGACGACCGTGTTTCGGAGAGGATCTGGTCGCGGGACCGGAACGTGAGCGTCCCATCGTTCGCGATATACAGGTCGCCCCATTCGGCCTTCGTCACGTCTTCCATGTGCGGCCATGCCGACACCGAACCGAGGTTGAGGGGCCCGATGATGCAGTTCCCGTGAGCGATCGACGTCGGACCTGCCCAACCGACCGCATCCACGACCGCCTGAATCCGCGCACCCGAGTATTCCGCGGGCCGCGAGATATACAGACTTGCGTTCGAGAAGATGTTCGTGGCGTCTGTCGCTTGCAGCGCGACCGACTGATCTGCCCCGTCGAGAGGGAACGACTGCGGCCAGCCGTCCGCCGTCGCGACGAGCAGCCCGTACGGTGTGGCGTTCCAGTTCGCGAACGCGGCCATTCCGACGCGTGGAACGAGATCCGCGCCCCCACCGTACGGTCCGGCCGCGTAGTTCGGGTCGAACCGACGTGTGATGTTGTCGAGCGGCGAATCGAGTGTGCCCGGATCGGCGACGAACCCGTTCGTGACGATCTGCGTGTTCCCTCGCGAGACCGTCAGGCCGTCACGCGCGAACGATGTGATGTCGACGGTCCCGGAGTTGAACGCGGCGTCGAGTTGCGTGAACGGCCGCGTCATCAGTTGGCGAATCGGACGTTACGGATCGCACCCTTCGACGCAGTGACATGCTGAAGGGACTCGACAACAATCTGGCCGATCCTGTGCGCTTCCAACGCGGACGCATAAATGTTGTAGGTGTCACCACCACCGGCCCATGGCCGCGAGTTCCGCAGCGAGTGGTTCGGTACGACGGTGCCGCCCTTGTCGCCCATGATGAGCAGCTCGGCGCCGTTCTCGTTCACCAGATACGCCTGATGCGGGTCCACCGGACCGCCAGCGGCACGCCGCCGGATGTTCCCCGCTCCTGGCCCGGTCGTTGTCCCGACCGTTGCGGGCGCGATGTACGGCGGGGGTGCCTGATGCGACAGGTACAGGTCGAACTGATGTTGCAAGTCCGCGAGGGCACCATCGAACGCATGCGCCAACAGCGGATTCGCCGCCGCGTACGTACGGAGTACCCCGATCTCGTCGGAGATCGCATATCCGAACGAGTGCCCGGCCGCGAGGTCCGCCTTCCCCGCCGCGTCCGCGAGGTTGAGGATCGCTGTGGTCGCGTTGTCCGTACGCGTCTTCAACGAATCGAGCTTCTTCCCCGCCGAGGACGCACCCGACGACGCTGTAAGTTTCCCGTCAACGTCGGCTTGCGCGCGGAGCAACGCGAGGTTCGCGTCGGCGGTCGCGTTCACCGCAGTCGTCAACTGATCCTGCGCGTGCCGTACGCCGTCCGCGGCGTCTTCGGCACCACGCTGCGCCTGCGTCAACTGATCCTGCGCTTGTTTCGCTTCCTGCGACGCGGGCGGGAACCCGTTGATTGTCCCGTTGTAGATCCGTTGCGCTTCCGCCGCGTCCTTCGTCGACTGTTTCGCCGCGAGACGCGCGTTCTTCAGGTCGAGCTCGGCCTGCTTGACGGTATCGTCGGCGCCTTTCTGGTCGATGATCGCGTCGTTGAGCGCGATCTGGTCCTTGCGGATCTGCTCCGGGTCCGCGCCGCCTGTGCTGGACACCTGCTGGCTGCCGGTCGGGGTCTCGACGAACTGTGTGCTGCCAGATCCGCCGGCCTTGTCGGCTGCGAGCTTGTCGCGCGCGTCCTTCACCGCGAGCGCGAGGAGGCCCTTGTCGTTCTTCGCTTTCTCGAGGTTGCGTTTCGCGGCATCGACGGAAAGTTGCGCGCCTTCCTTGTTGTTCTGTGCCTGCGCGAGCGCGTCCGCAGCATCCTTCGCTGCCTTCGAGTCCCGAGACACTCCTTGCAGGGTCTGGCGGTAGTTCTCCTGCGCGGATCGGAGTGTCTGGGTAGCGGTCGTCTGATCCTGCTGAGCGCGAGTCAGTTGCTCTTGCGCGTCTTTGACGCCCTGTGCGGCCTGCTGCACACCACGTTGCGAGTCGCGCAACGTGAGGTTCTTCTGGATCGCGTCGAGAGCGGTCGCTGTCGCGGTTTCCCCACCGCCACCACCGCCGGAAGATCCGGGGTCCGGGTTGTTGAGCGCGTCGATCGCGTCCTGCACGCCAGTCTGGGCGGTATCACGCGCAATGCCGGTCTGGATGCCCTTGAACGCTTTGCCGTTGATCGTGTCGAGGGCGTCCGCGGCGCTCTTGATCTGACCGCCCATATACGCGAACGCGTCGCCAGCCTGGCGTGCCGCATTACCAGTGTGATCCAGTGATCCGGTCGTCTTGTCCGAGTCTTCTTGGGCCTGCTGTAGCGCATGGAGGAAGGGACTGAACTGTTGGCCGATGTCGCGGGAGTTCTGCCCTGCCCGCTCGAGCCCCGCAGCAAGTTGCGCGAACGCCTTGTAGGCAGCCGTCGGTCCCGCTGTGACAATCAACTTCTTCAGGGCGTCGTTGGTCGCGCCAATGTCGCGCACTGCCTGCTGCGCCGACCCCGCGAACCCGAACCCCTTCTGGAGCGTGTTACCTCGGATCGTTGTCAGATCGCCTGACAACTTCCCGAAACTCGTCCCGAGTAGATCAACCGCGTTCGAGTCCAGCTTATTCGAGTCCGCCAGATGCTTGAACGAAGCAGTGAGCGCGTCAACATTCACCTTGCCGCCGGCAAGACTCTCCTTGAGCTTGTCTCCCAACGCGACTCCACCAGCGACACCCACCAACGCTCCAACAAGACCGGTGGACGCGACGCTGAGGCCACCTTCAGCAGCCGTGGCAGCGACAATCGCGTCCTTGATCTTCGTGAAAGCGAAGATGACGGCAGGTGTCGCGGCCGCTATCAGCGCGAGCCTTCCGGCCGTCCCGTCGGTAGAACGGTTGAATGACTCGAATCCCTGGACTCCACGGACCGTCAGATCGGCGAGACCCTGAATCCTCGGAATGAGCCCGGTGCCGATCGTCACCTCGAGCTGGTTAGCCTGCGCCTTCAGCGCGGCCATCTTCCCGGCGAACGTGTCCGAGAATGCCGCGGCCTGACCCCCGAACTTCTTCGCGAGGAAATCGGTCACATCAGCAAGAGAATGGAAGCTCGCGATCTGGTCCTTCGACGCGATACCGAGCCGCCGCAACCCGAGAAAGTTGCCGTTCGCGGCCTTGGCGAGCAGATCCGTCGATTGCACCAACGGAATGTTCCGGGCCCGCGCGATGTCGGCCGCGACGGCCATGAGTTGTGTCGCCTTGGACACGCTGCCTGTCGCGACGGTCAACCGTGACAGCGCATCCTCGGTATCCGATGTGTTGAACCCGAGCTTGACGAACGAATCATCGAGCGTCGAAACGCCCTTCGATGCGTCCTCAAAATCGCCGCCCGTGTTCTTCACCGCCGTTTCGAGCCGTGCGCGCGAAATCTCGAACTGATCTGCCGCGTGAACGGCCGAGGTCCCGATGGCCGTGAGCCCAACACCGGCCGCGATCAGGGATGCTTTACCGACGTTCTCGATCGTCTGCCGGAACCCGTCTGCTTTCGCGGACGACACGTCAAACCGCGAGTTGATCGTCGACAGTTGCGCCGCGAACGGCACACCCAGACCGGCCGCGAGACTCGACGTCTTACCCAACGTCGTCTGAAGACTTTTCGCTACGTTCCCCCCGAGCGCCGTCCCGGCCTTCGTGCCTTCCGCCGCGGCGACTGTCGAGACTGACCCGAGCTCTTTCGCGAGGTTCGCTTCGATACCTCGCGCGGAGGGCACCACACTTACGTAAGCGGTTCCGAGTTCGATCGCGATACGTCATCACCCCCATCGCGCATGCGCGCGAGTAGCGCGTCGACATCGGCCGTTGTGAGGCCCTTGCTTCCGAATCGTCTGCCGTCTCGGTCGTCGGTGGTGGCGGCCGGTTCTTGACCTGGACGAAGTAACGGCGTCGGGAAGTTCTTGCCGTTCGCGCCATCTTTCGTCGGCTGCCACACGAGGATCGCGAGGCGGTCTGCGACGAGCGCGAGAAGATGATCTGTGGATGTCCAGTGGTCGCCGGTGATCGCACGGTAGAGCCGTGTTCCTTGCCCGAGTCCGTTGACCAGGACGTTGAGCCTCCGCCAGGAGAGCTCGCCGCTTCCTAGGTGCGCGAGCGCGATCCCGTAGTGCTCTTGGAGGTCCGCTTCGATGGCCTCGCCGTGCTCTTGGACGAGTTCGACGAGGCCGCAGATTCCCCCGTGTCCATCGCCGCCGTGTGCTTGTAGTAGGCGTCGAGGAGGGACAGGATCGCTTCACCTGTGAATGTCTTCGATGATCTGACGATCCGCGCGTATTCGTCTGGACTCATGAGCCGCATGAGCGCGTTCACATAGTCGCCGCGGTTCGCGGCGTTGAGCGCGAGGAGGTCGAGGTTGATCGAGTCGGCGGGAGTGATGAGCGTGTATTCGTCGCCGTCAAACGTGAACGTGAACTGCTTCGTTTTCGCGGCCTTCTTCGGTTCTACGAGAACCGCGTCGAGATCGAACGGCATCAGCCGGTTCCTTTCCATTCAGCCGGTACGGGGACGGTCGGGTGCGGCGGCGACCGGCTGGGACACCGCCGCACCCATACCGATCAGGAAGCGCCCGTGTCGTGCGCGTACACGTACGCCTTGTTGCCCGAACCGTCCGCGTATGCGGAGATCGTGATCGGGTACGAGATCGCGTTCGCTGTCGCGTATGTCACGTCGCCGGTCTCGAGCACTTCACCGTCGGGAATGACGATCCGGACGAGGTTCGTGCCGTCTACGACATCGATGACCCACGACTGACGGAGCCCGTTGTTGGCCTTGATCTCCGTGACGGTCGCGGCGTCGGACTGCGGCCCGTAGTACGTGCCGAGCGATGTCGGGTTCGTTTCGATCATCACGACATCGAAGGTGAGGTCGTGCTCGGTGCGGACCTTGCGGATCACGTCACCGCCCCACGCCTTGATCGTGGTGACCGAGCCGGAGATGTGCTGTACGACACCGGCCTCGGAGATGTAGCCGAGGTTCACGAACGAGGCGTTGAGACCTTCGATCTCGTGGGTGGGGAGAGACGTGCCCGAGGGGGCGCCGTAGACGTGGCCGGTCGCACCGACCAGGACGTTCGCTGCTGTGTTCGCCGCCATGGTTGGTGGCTCCTTACGTGTTACTGGTCGGGTCAGCCGGATTTACCCGCGACACGTCGAGATGTGTCACGGAGAATCTGAAGAACGAGACAGAGGCGCTATGAGACGCCGAGAACGACGGCGGTACCGCGCAGGGAGATCGCAACGTTGAACGTCACGCGATTCAGGCCCGTTATCTGGTCCGGGTCATCGGCGAGGTGTACGTCGGTCACTTTGTAGACCGTGGTACCGGCCTGTTGGGTGCCCTGGATGGAGCCGAGAATCGCGCGCACAAGTTGTGCGAGAGCTTGCGCGTCCTTCTTCGCTGTCGGTCCATCACCAACCTGGCATGCGACACGCAAGATCGATCGTTGCACGACGATGTCGCGCACTTCGGTATCGATCAGCGTGATCGTGATCCAACGGGATGCCGCGGGGATCTTCGCTCCGACCCGAGCATCGTCACCCGCTTCGGCGAGGCCGGCCGTGAGAGCGTCGATCGCGAGTTCTACCGGGTCGGGGAAGACGATCGTCTCCATTTACTCGCCGCCGGCCCTGATCGCTCGGGTGAGGTTCTGGTGGGCGGCTTCTGCGATCTTCGCTTCGATCGTGGTCGTACGGACTTCTGCTCGTGCCCGGTTCCGACCAACCGACGAAACCACTTCGTGACCAGGCCCCGCCGCGGCCGCAATATGTTCAGCGCGGCGTGTTACCTCGGCCTGCATCTGCGCGCCTCGTAACAACTCGCGTACACCAGCACGGTTGAGAACGAACTTCACCGTCATACGGTCACCTCTGTCGCGAGCCGCAACCGGACGATGACGTGATGATCCGACTGGCCCGGAGTACGGGACCGTTGGGGTCGGCCGTCGACCTCGAACAAGTCGGTGGCGTATTGCACGCGGGCTGCCGACGTGATCGGGTCCCCTGCGGGGAGTGTGAGCTCGTCGTAGGTGACGGTCACGTCACGGCCACCGATTTCTTCCGTGGTTGAAACTTGGGTGAGCCATCCGTTGACGTGCCGTTGGGACGCGGGATGTTGCCAGTCGGGTGCGGTTCCGCTGTAGCCGTCCGATGAACTGCCGGGTTCGATGATCGTTACAGGCGTGGTGAAGAACCGGGTGATAGGCATGCTCGGCCCTCCTCGATCAGTTCGCGCATCCGCTCGGGCCATGCCCGAGCGGCTATGTAGCGTCGCCAGAGAGCGACGCCAGCTTCCGACCCATCCCGACGGCTCATTCGCGGTTGTGGCGGATGCCAGAGATGCCAGAGCGGCTGACGGTCAACGAACGGCGCTCCGCACAATGACCTGAGCGCCGCCGCAAGGGCCTTATCTTCCTGACCCCAACCCACAAACCGCGGGTCGAACGGTGCCTGTTCGTATGCCTCGCGTCTCACGACAACGATGCCGCCGCCGAGTACCGCGTGATGATCCTCTTCGATCTCTGCTGACTCGCGCTCACCATCCAGGAACAGCATCGTTCCCTGCTCGGTGAGCCTGCGTACTGTCCAGTGCGGCGATCCCCACTGGTGCTTACCTGACTCCACCGTGGCAATCGCTTCGTGCAGGTGATCGGACCACACATCCGCATCGTGCAGGACGAGGATGTCGCCTGTCGCTCGGTCGAGCGCATCCGCCACAGCTTCGGCTTTCACCCATCGGTCAGCGTCGCCCCAACCTTCGACGACCTCGAAATCTTCGTACTGGCTGCGTACCCATTGCCATGCGCGTTCGCGGTGCGGGCAGTCGCCGGCGCGCGGGACGATGATGCTTACACGGGACACGGATCAAAGAGCAACGATCGATCAGCGTTCGGATCAGCCGACCAGAACCACTTGCGGAACACGTTCTCCGTGAATGCCGCTTCGCCCTCTTGCGCGATGAGTTGGCCGTATTGCCGCCAGTGCGCCCCCTGGTCTTCGGGAAGGTCGGTCGCTGCGTACGCCTCCGCACCGTTCAATGCTTTGCGGATCATCTGCTCCGAGCTGCGATACGGGAAGTGCCGGATCACGAGATGGTCGGTGTAGACCGTCGCGCCGCCGTCGTAGCTGGCCGAGTGGTTTCCCTGGTTGATCGTCAGGTCGTCGCGGACACGGCATGCGACCTTCACCAACGGTGCCGGTTCGCGTCGGCGCCACCCGAGACGCGACAACGGGTCCGGTTCGTCGGGGTCGATCGCGGTAGCTACATGGTCATAGAGCGTGGCTGCGGCACAGAACCACTGCGGCGCGAGCTCTTCAAGAAGGTCGGCTACCCGATGATGGAAGGGCGCATACCAGACTTCATCGCAATCGGCTGGAACAACCCACGTTGCACCGAGCGACGCTGCACGGTGCGCGAGGTCAGTCATCTTCGCGGATTGGAAGTATCCGACCTCTGGATCATCTAGGACCGTCAGGGGCAATTCACGTTCAAGATCGGCGAGGATGTCGCGTGTGCCGTCAACGCTGTTGTTGTCGGCGATCACGATGAAGTCGACTTGTGCGGCGAGCTTGCGGAGAAACGGGCCGATGATGTCCGCTTCGTCCCGGCACATCGTGATCCCGGCGACATCCGTCACGTACAGATCGCCAACTGTGTCGGCATGATCCATGACTGGTCATGACCGCGCGTCAATCCCTGATGACGCACGTTCAACCCTTCGCCGGTGAGGAACTCGCGGAACTCGGCAACGTTCCACTCGCGTACGTGACACAGGTTCGGTGACGGGCCGTTGTGGTGCGCGCCGTGCTGTACGTCGCGTTCCGGTGTCGAGAGGATGATCGCGGTCGCTTGCGAGTCGCGCAGCGCGTGGAGCAGCGGCCGGGGGTCTACGAGGTGCTCTACGACATCGGAGCAGACGACGATCGCACCACGCGCGTCTATCCGTTCGATCTCTTCGAGGTCGGCGTCGATCCACGTCCCCCAGGTGTACGCGTCGCGGCAGTGGGCGATGTTGTCGCCGTAGTCGATCCCGAGCAGCCCCCACGACGGGTGCCGTTCATGGATACCGGCGAGCTTGTCGCCCCAACCGCAACCCACGTCGATGATCTCGCCGCCGGTGATCTCCGCCAGGAACTCCGCGAGCGTGTAAACGTCCGGTTGAAACACGAGCCCGCGCGTCGAGGTCACGTCATCGAGGAAGTAGACCGGCCCAGGGTTTTCTTGGTAGCCAGGTTTGATCGCGAAGGTCATCAGTAACCGACGCCTGCGCGTTGGTCACCGACGTGCGTGACAAGCGGCGGATCGTTCCGGGCACCCCAGTACGCGAACGGCATCGCTACTGACTCATCACGGATCAGCGCGCCGAACTTCCCTTCGCTGTACGGATCGTCGGGCCAGCCGCGCTCACAGAGCGTCCGCCGATACAGGCACGGGTTCGTGCTCCAGAACTCGCGGTGTGTCAGGTACGCGTGATCGCCCCACTCGTGCTCCACGTAGGCGCCTGGGTTGCGTTGCACGACCCCACCGGCTGCGATCTCCTCGTCACTCCACGCCTGCCGTTTCAACACGACCTGTACGAGTGAAGGATGCGTGTCGAGCAGTTGGCATATCGCTGCGAGGTTCACTTCACGGTCGAAGAGGAAATCGTCCTCGAGGTGCAGGACGTAAGTGTTGGTATCGGATGCGGCGAGCCATTGCCACATGAATCGGATCGCGCCACCGAACCCTTGGCGTCCATCGGGGCTATGCGTGATCGTGAACGTCGGGAACGCGTCCGCGAGGCGAGCGCGGTTGAGTGCATCGCCGGTGTCGTCGTAGATGATCCGACGCGAGATCGGCCCGTCGAGGTTCGCGACCGCTGACGGGAGTGTCTCGTAGATGTGGTCACGGCCGTCGGTGAACACGACGAGCGTGACCGTCACGCGTCCACCAGAGCTTGGTGGTTCACCGGGAGCGGCCACGGCAGGCCGTTCGCTTCCGCGATCGCGGCATGCGCGGCGTTCTTCGCGTCCTGCGATTGGCCGCGGTTGCGGGAGTCGGTACGGACGTGCGCGCGGTACACGGCGCGTTCGACGTTCTCGAACGTCGCACCGGCTTTCCAGCAGCGCACCCAAAGATCCCAGTCCTCCGACCACGCGAAGTCGCGGAACCCGCCAACCTCGCGCAAGAGGTGCGTGGGGGCGACAGTACCTATCACGCAGTAGTTGCCGTAAGCGAGGCAGTCGGGGACGCAGACGTGCGTGTGGCCGGCGATCGTCGGCATCCGGACACCCTGATCGAACCCGTTGCGAACGTACCTGACGGATGGGACACGAACGTCAGCGTCGGATTTGGCGATGTGCTCGAAATAGTGGGGCTCCAGCTCGTCGTCGGCGTCGAGGAAACAGACGTGCTCGGTGGTCACGTAGTCGAGGCATTCGTTGCGCGCTTCGTGCAGCGTCGCGCGGTTCAGATGCACCCAGGTGACGCCTTGACGTTCGACGGACGGGATGGCACGTTCGTGGGCGAGGTCGGCCCATTCCTTGGAGCCGAAGGTACCGATGCAGACCGTAACGTCCATCGTCACCTCCCGTTCCACAGGTGCTGTCTGCCGAGGTAATAGCGGCGGTCCCGTTCAAAGCCGGAGAGGCCGTGCTCGTAAGTGCTGTCTACAGGAACGTCCGCGTTCCAGTGAGGGTGTAGATGTTCCACGACACTCTCGCGGGCTGAGATGAACGCGCCACGATGTTGCGCGGTGCCAACGAACTCGGTGTCGACCCAGTTGTGCTGGTAGCCCTCGTGGAGCACCTTGTGGGGTTCGTCGATCGTGCCGTGCCGGTCGATGTATTCGCGGCTCACGAGCGAGTGAGTGGCATGTACGCCTTGCATGACGCGCCGGTTGCCGAGGTCGTTCGTACCGACGACTCCGATGTCGCCGCCGAACTTCGCGGACGCCTTCTCGAACCAGTCGGGATGGAAGCACAGATCGTCGGCGCCGAGGAACATGAGCGGTTCCCACGACGCCCGGTAGGCGAGGTTGATCTTGCGGGCGTAGTCGCCCGACGGGTACTGCTCCGGCGTTTCGATCCATTCGGCGCCAACGTCATTGATCGCTGCGATCTCGTCGTCGTCGCCTGGAGACGCGACGAACAGTGTTCGGTGTTCGGCGAGGGTATTCGCCTCGATCGAATCCACGAGGGGTTGCACGCGCCACGGTCTGCGTAAGACCGGGATGATGATGACGATCAAAGCATCCAGGCAGGTCCCGCGAGGGTGCGGTACCGGTCGAGGACCGATTTCTCTTCGGCCATCAGCCCGAATGGCCCCTGCGCTGCCGCAGAACCGATCGTGTACGAGTAGTTCGTGATGGACTCGGACGTGATGCCACCCTGAGTGGGTGACACACCCAGCGCGCGGCCGATAACCGAGCACACGACCGCGACAACGTCGTCAGGGACGGTCTCGTAGCCGTGCGTATAGGTCACCCGGACCTTCGAGAGCCGCGTCCACGGATAGAGGTTCAACTCGAACGCGTTCACCCACGTCGAGCTCGCCAACGCGATCATCGTGTCGCCCGTAATCCAGATGAACGGGACATTGTTACCGAACTGGTCGACTGCTGACGCGACGTCAGTGATGGGCTGCTGCGGTAGCCGCACCGCTCGGTTGCGGATCGTCACAAGATCGGTGGTCTGTTCTTGCGTGAACGTCTGTCCCGCGTATGCGCGCACTGCCGCGGACACGTCCGCGAGGAGCGTGTCGATACGTGCGAGTTCGTCTGATGTGAGGTCGCGGCCGAGCCGCCCGGCAACATCGTTGTCTGTTGCGAGCGGCTCGGCCATGACCAAGGCTCCGATCAGCTACCGGAGTCGTTGCGGTACTGGAGGAACGCCTTCGGGTCGTTCACGACGAACCCGAACTCGGTCTCTGCCCGGATCGCGACGAGGTTGTTCTCCCACAGGGAGACCAACGAGCCGTTGATCGTGACGGTGGCCTGGTCGGACAGGGAGTAGTTGATCCCGCCGATCTGACCCCACACGACCTGTGACCAGTCTCCGACGTAGCCGAGGATCTTGCCGGTGCTGTTCGCGACACCGTCGCCCATGAACGACCGGCGACCCATCGTGGTGCCCGTCTGCGTGAGCGCGCTGGGTTCGGTCTGCGTCGGGAGATCCGTCCAGAGCGGCTCACCGGTCGTGCTGACCGCACGCCGGAACCGGGTCTCCATCTGCGTGTCGAACGCGAAGCCGGTCACCTTGTATTTGCGGGTCCCGGCGAGATCGGGCTGCGTGATGATCTCGTCCATGCCTTCGACGAGATCGACGTACAGGCCACCGTTGGCCTGCGATGTTGCGCCGAGCTCGGCCGACTTCGTGGTCTGGTCGATATACGACGAGAACGGGCCGGTGCCCGTGCCGTCGCCGCCCAGGTTGTGGAAACCGGCGAGGTCGAACGCGATCGCGAACGCCTCACCGATGTCGTCGCGGAGGTTCGTGACGTAGTTGCCGGGATCGGCACGCACGACTTCCTGCGACACGACCGCGATGCACGCCAGCTTCTTCGGGTCCATCGTGTCGAGCGTCATGGTCCCGTGCGAGGCGGGCTTCTGCGCACCTTCAGCGACCCAGTTCGCAGTGGGTCGGCCGGTCACGACGGGGATCGCTTCGCCGTTGATCGACAGCGGCACTTCGCGGGCGAGTTGCATCAGCACCGAGTTACGGCGTGCGGTCTCGAAGAACGGCGCCGCGATGTGTCGGGGCAGAAACCCCGAGAAATCGGATCGTTGGGTTGAGGCGGTAATCGCCATGTTGTGCTCCTTGTTTCAGGACGTGGCGGTACCGCCGACGGAAGTCCCGTCAGCGTCGAGCGCCAACCATTCGTGCGAGTGCGTTCGTGAGCTCGTCGGATCCGAGCCCCTTTGCTGGAGTGCGTGTGCCTTGCGCGAGGTCGGGGACCCCGAAGCCGTCGCCGCGTTCCCCTGCGGCGGGTGCGATCCGGTCAACCCACGCCTGAATGGCCTCGCGGTCCGGACCGCCTGCATCATCAAGGAACTTCGTCGGGTCGAGACTCTCGAGGAGTGCGTCGACGTCGACATTTCTGCCGCCGGCAGCGGCTCGTACGGCGTCTTCTACGCGGCCGATTCCTGCTTCGCGCAGTGCTTCGGTCTTGCCCTCTTCTCGTGCAGCCAAGATGGCTTTGTCGACCTCGTTCAGATTCGCGTCGCGCAGCTTCTGAAGTTCGGTCGCGTTGGCCTTGGCTTGCTTCTCGGCTTCCTTGCGGAGCCGTCGTTCTTCGGCGAGTGCCTTCTGGCCGCCGTCACCGAGCTCGGCCGTCTGGTCGGTCGCGGTGGTGGCTGCCGTTGCGTTCGTGTCGGTAGTGGACGTCGCGTCCGTGGTCGTTTGGGCGTCAGGCATCGCGCCTGCTCCTTTGGTTGGTGACCGCGCATCGCGCGTCAGTCAGAGATGTAGAGGGGCTCTGCCGAGCATCCGCAGTTCGAATGCCCAAAGTCCGCGCTCTCGGCGGAGTGGTAGAAGCCCGGCGCGACTTCCTCGCACCACGGACACGCGTCATCGTCGGGGATTCGCTCCCATCCGATGATCTTGAGTCCGGACTTTTCGATCACTGCATCGCCGGTTTGGCGAGCGCTGCTCACAATGAAATCTGTCGAGAGCGCGTCGAGTCGTGAGGCTCCGTGCTCGACTGCGGTTTCGATCGGGTCGCCATTTTTCAACGCAAGCCAGGTAGCGATGAACGGAGCTCGCGTGTCGGGCTCGACCGCGATCGTCGCGGCCTTCACGCCGATGGCGCGTACTCCTGCGGTGAGGGTGTAGTAGCCGGCGGCCTGTCGGACTGCTGCGAACTTCGCCGCGTTCAACGCGGGTGCGGTCTGCTCGGCGAAGATCGCGATGTCGGGTTCGCGGTAGCTGTCGAGCGAGGACCAGGCGCGTGCGAGTTGCGGTGTGGTGCGCGCGCCGATCGTTCTAAGTGCCTGCTGAAACCGGAGGGTTAGCGGGCGGCGGAGGTGCGGCGGGAGGGGTGCCATTCACGACCCCCTGTTCCGTGACGCGCGTCTGCACCGGACCCTCGGGGATGCCGAGCAGCACGTCTTGCCCACGTTCCTCTTCCATCCGTGCGATCTCTTGCGGCGAGTACTGGAGGATCGTCGCCATGACCGTCCGCCACGGCACCCCGGCCGCGCTCGCCTTCACCGCAGCATCGAACCGTTCCGCGAGCGAGAACCGCTCCGGCGAGGCCCAGATCACTTCCATGTCGGTCCGCTTCGCGCGCTCCTTGTCGCCGGCGAGGTCGAACGCGATCGCTTCGGTCGCTTCCCACGACTCGCCGGTCTCCAGGAGCCGATCCTCGGTCTTGAACACGAGCCCTTCACGCGCGAGCGATGCACCTTCAGCGCTGCCGTTCGCGGCGTCGGGCGTCAGGTAGAAGAGCGGCGTGCGGGTGACCGCGGCGAGGTCTTGCACGTCGTGGCGGATCGAGTCCCGGATCCCGGAGAGGTCGACCTGGCCGGACTCCCAGATGTCCGCGGTTGCGGGCAGCTGCCAAAGGGCGCCCGGGTCCGCGGAGAACACGTCGGTGTAGTCGATCTCCTTGCCGTCGGGACCGATCTGCGGGAGGCCTTTGATGCCGCGCTGCTTGAACGCCTGCATCGTCGCGATCTCGAGCCGTTGGAGGATCTCGTAGTTGATCCGGTCGAGGATCGGAAGGTGCGGCTCGAACTCGCCCTTCGAGCAACCGGAGAGGTCGGCACGGTTCGGGAACCGCACCACCGGGATCGTCAGCGAAGGCCACGTCTCCGGAGTGTTCGGCATCCACTCCCACGCGCCGAGATCACCGAGCGAGTAGGTGTTCGCGTCGTTCGACTGACGTGCTGCCTTGTAGACCTTGCCGGGCAGGAACAGAATCGCCTTGTCGAGCCCCACGGTGTCGTCGCAGAACACCTTCAGCGCAGCGATGACCTTCCGTTTCCGCACCGAATCATGCTCGGTGATGACCTCGCGCGGATCTTCGGGCGTGATCACCGCGGCACCGATCTCCGGGTCAACACCGCCGATCATCGCGTACGCGTCGCCCATCACGAGTTTCGCTCGGTGCAGCATCCCCGAGTCGGCGTCGAGCTCGTTCGCCTGCCAGATCCGCCACGCTTCCTTGTCGCCAAGATCGTCGGAGTCAGCGCCGGTGCGGAATCCGGTCACCTTCATCCGCTCGCGCACGGCTTCCACGACGAGCTCGGCGAAGTTCGTGCGCGAGAGGTACATCAGCCGCCGAAACGCTTCCCGCACCGCGGAGGACGGGTTGAGCGGCGCGATCATCGCGTCGCCGGTGTAGTAGTCCCATAGGTTCTGGTAGTCGGGCCGTTTCCGCTCGAGCTTCCCCATGAGACGAGCGAGCCACCAGCCTGGCGAACCGACAACGGAGGTTTCGATCATGGATCCCTCCGAACTAGCGAAGACGCTTCGGCACGTAGCTCTGCGTCGTCGGGCCCTTCGCCAACTGCGCGAGCGCGAGCGTCACCGCCTTCAACGGCGCGATGTCAGTCCCGGGTTCGTTCGACACCCACACCCACGCCTTGCCCGTCGGCTGCTTCCGCGCGGCCCGAACCGAGATGTTCAACACGGGCTGCGACGCGTGACGCACGGTCCGTTCTTTCACCGCGTCGAGGAACGCGGCGTCGGCGCCGGCGATCTCCCGCGCCCACGCGGGGTCCGTCGCGATCTTCGCGGCCTCGAGCGCGGGCATCAGCGACCCGGAAGGCCCACCGGGATCGATCGCGATCTCGCCGCACTGCCACTTCCGCTGAAGCTCACCGAGCCGTTGCGCGACGCCGCCGGTGCCTTGGAACGAGTCGATGACCTGAAGGTGAACGAGACCGTCAGACCTTCGGCCCGCGAGCCCGATGTGGGTCCATTGCCGATCTTCGGAGACCTGTACTGCGAGCGCGACGGGCGAAGGTCGCTGCTCTTCCACGTGCTCGAGCTCGGCCCAGACCTTCTGGTCGATGTCGGCTTTCTGGTCGTCTTCGTCCCAGATTCCGAGGCCCTCCCGAACGAAGGACTCTTCGGAGAGGTTCTTGATCATGCGGAGCATCGCCGCTTCCGGCGTGCGACCAGAGACGAAGCTCGGGTTCGCCTTACCCCACTGCTTCCGGTCGGTCAGCTTGCAGCCGCGGTCGGCGCTGAACTCGATATATGCGGTGTCGCCATCGTCGCCGTTCAGGGCATCGGCGCGCTTGGCGGTGAACACCTGCGAAGGGTCGGTCGGCTTCGGCGGCGTGCCGGTGTAGATCAGGAGCGGGTTCTTCGCCGTGTTGGTCGCCGGCACCATGTCGTCGATCGCGTTCTCGGTGAGGATCTGTGCCTCATCGAAGACCTCGACATCCACGTCATCGAAGCCCCGGCCGAAGCCGCGCTCGCGGGCGCCGAACATGATCCGGCTGTCGTTGTGGAACTTGATCTCCTCGTCGCCCGAGCCGACCGTGACCTTCGCGACGTGGGGCTTGATCTTCTTCCGATTCGCGAACGCCTGCATCTTGGCGAACGTCTCATCCGCGGTGCGGAGGCGGTGCGCTGTCCACAGCACCGTCAGTCCGGGATTGAGCAGGCAGAGCGCGAAAACGATCGCACCGATCAGGAACGTCTTGCCGACCTGGCGAGGGATCGACATCACCACGCCGCCGATCGAGCAGGCATACGAGCCGTCGGCCCGCTTCGCCAAGATCACCCGGCCGGCGCCGTCCTGCCAAGCGTCGAACGTGACCCCGAAGTCCGCCGCGGTATCCCGCACCGCCGGCCAGCCCGTCGACACGATCCCCGTCGGAAGGATCACATGGCGGGCAATCTCAGACAGCCTCCCAGTCTTCGTCTGGAGTTGCGGCACCGCCACCTGCTTCCTCGGCGTCCCGCACGTCGATGGCCTCGATCTCCTTGGTGATCTCCATCAGCCGACGCGACAGGGCGGCGAGTTCGCGGGCTGGGCAGTTCGGATCCTCGACCGTCTTCGCGACGCGTTCCCGAAGTGCCACAAGCTGCTGGCGGATCGTGCCGCGCGCCGCGGCTTCCGTGATCGTCAGATGTCGCTCGGGTTCTGGCTTCTCGCCCGGCTTGACCGCACGCAGAGGCTTCGACATCAGGCCCTCCTGCATGGCGGAAATCGTCACAGATAGACGTCGGAGCAGACCTTGCGAGGCTTCGTGGGTGGGCGGTCCTCCTCCCACCCCACCGTCCTAGGGCAGGAGACTGAAGCCCACGCGGTCCTGCTTCACGCTGTTGCAGTAGAAGTGGGCGCACTGGAGATTGGTTGGGTCGGCAAGCGCTCCACCCTTGGCTCGAGGCACGATGTGGTCGAGCACCGGAGCATCCAGTGTCGGCGCCCTTGCGGCAGCGTCCACTGGATCACCACAGATGCGGCACTTCCAACCGTCACGCTCGAAGATGGAGTGGCGCAATAGGTGGTACTTCGATCGGCGGCGCACGTTTCGCTTGCGCCCCTTCAGGCGCTTGGAGCATGTGGTGCTGCACGTAGTAGTCGAGCGGACACGAGTCACGAACGGCCGGTCACAGGCCTGGCATCGACCAGCGATCCACGTTCGACCCGTGGCGCTGACCACTCGACCAGTGGCAAGGCGCTGCACTCTGGCCCGTCGGTAACGGCGTCGACTGGTTATGCGATCGTTGCGGAGCTTCGCCACGCGCTGATGCTCGGACACGGAGCGCGCTTGTGAACTAGGGATGGGACAACTTCACCAGCTGAAGCCGCCGCTCGACCCCGTGGTCTGCTTGGCGATGCGCTGCCGTGCGTACTCGACGGTGCGGTCTCGCTTGATCCGGTTGCAGCGGTCGTGTGCTGCCTTGAGGAAGCGCAGGTCCATGTGCAGGTGCGGTGGCAGTTTGCTTGCTGGCGGGTCGTGGTCTGCGGTGGTTGCGCCGGGGTGGCCGCAGATCCAGCAGATGCCGCCGTCTCGGGCGAGGACTGCTGGTACTACATGCTCGCGCCAGTAGCGGCCGGTGCGCTTGGGCATCAGGCGCTGCGTGGGTTGTTGCCCGTGCTCACGGCCTGGAACGCAGAGAGTGGTCGAGCACGTGGCTCAGGCCGGTGACGAGATCGACTCTGCGCGCGATTCCCTGTGCGCTGCCGAGTGCTCAGCGGGGGTCAGCGGCTCCAGATGGTCGGGGTTGCAGCAGGCCTTGACCTCGCACTTGTGGTGCAGGTGGTGGCCGGCGGGGATCGGCCCGACGAGCGTCTCGTAGACGAACCGGTGCACGACGATCTTGAAGTCGGGCGTGGACGTGTTCCCGTACTTCTCGGGATCGTCGCCCCAGATCCAGCATCCGCTCGGGTCCACCGTGACGTTGCGGCCGACTAGCTCTTCGGGCGAGACGTCGCCACGGAAGCGAGCGCTCACACCGCGATGGCTTGCGCGTCGAGAGGTCACACTGCACCTCCGACTCACCGGCCGAGAATTGAAAAAAGCGGTGGCCGTCAGAAGGCACACCGCTTCACGTTGGGAAAACATACCTGACGGGTGGGACGGATTGGCGTCAATGCCGCTCCAGTCCTCACGGTGCTGTTTCCCGGGCGCGTTCTGGGTTCGGCACCGTGTTCGCGCCGAGCCTGCCGATGTGCCAACGGCCGCACCAGTCGCATCGGTACTCGTTCGCGTTGCCCGTGCCCATCGCTGCGGCTGCTGCTTCATCGTGGTCGAGGGCGCGCTTGGGCTTGCCAGCGAGTGAGTGGTGCTGGCGCCAGGGTGACGGGCGGTTGCGGCCGTCACGTTGTGCGAGCTCGGCCGCGAGGCGTCGGTTCGCTTCGAGCAGCGCCTTCTTGTTGAGGCCCGTGGTGTTCACGACGCCTTCTCGATGACGCGTCGCTTCACGTTGCGGCCTTCCTTCCGGGCCCGGCACTCGTCCACCGTGGGCAGCCGGTCGGTCTCGATCGCGAACGAGTAGGCCCAGGATCCCAGGTCCCACCAGACACCGTTGATCTCGCGGCGCTTGTAGAAGTCCTCGTGCACGTTGATCCTTGCCATGGCCTGGCACTTCCGCTCGTTGGCTTTCTCGGCGTCGAAGTCGAGGTTCTCCAACTGGTCGATGCGCGCCCGCAGCTGGCCGAGGTTGCTCGCCGCGTGCTTGAGGTTCTGCACTGCGGCTACTACCGCGTCGTGGAGCTCGTCGCGCTGTGTCCGATCTCGGGCGATGACTGCCATCTCCACACTGTTGCATTCGAGGGACTCCAGACCGCCGTGCTCGTCCGGTTCCACGGTGATCCTCAACGGTCCGCCTGAGCCGTCGTAGCCCTTCCCGCGCGGCCAACCGTCAGGTTTGCTGCTGCCACCGCGGGCATTGCGCGCGACGGCCTGCTTCAACACGCGTGCGGTACGTCGCTGTTGAAGCTCGGCGAGTGCGTCGAGGCACGCGTCGATCTCCTGGTCGCTGATGATCGGCCGGCTCACGCTGCCTCCTCGATGCTCTCTGCCCGATCTTCGGTCACCGTCACCCATAACTCCTCTTGTTTGCCTTCCAGGGACGCCGCCGACGACGGGCCATCACCGCCGCAAACGCGGTGGCCGCGCTCACCAGGATGCGGGTCAGGTCGCGGTGTGCCGTCTCCATCTCGCGCGCCGCACGAACCATCACCGCGGCGCCCTCTGCCAATGAGATGGATCGGCTCTGCGCGATATCCGCTGCGACTTCCCACGCTCGCTCGTCGCTCACCCCAAACCCTCGCTCTCTACTCGCAACTCGCGTACCGCTTCGGCCAGCTCCGCGACGACCTTCGCTGCCTTTGTGAGAGGGGCACGCATGTTCCGACCCAACACCTCCGCGAACAACGGATCGCACGCTGCGGCGGATTGTTCCTCGCAGACGACGCTCACGAGCGCGCGTCCCAAATCGAAGTCATCGAGTGGCCGCGGGTTTCCTGTACTCCTAAAGGGGTCAGACGCCATCGGGAATCGACCTCCACACGCGTTCCAGGGCGGCTTGTTCGGGGTCGGTTACATCGATCCGTCCGTCGATGAGCAGCTCGCCCCACTTCAGTGAGACGAACGGGTTCTCCGACTCATGGCGACCGTGGTCGTAGATGAACCGCCGCAACACGCGACCGAGGAGGGCGTCATCAGCGGAGCCCCCACGCGATGTAACCCGCGTCCTCCAGGTGCTCGACAAGTCGAACCACGATGCCCTCACATTGCGGGTCGCCCTTCATCGCGAGGTAATCGCCGATCGTCTCCACCACAGCTTTCGGTGTCGATTCCGCTGCCATGTTCATGCTCCTTCGGTAGACGCGGGAAAGTCGCGCTTCTTCAACTTCACCATGCGGCCATCAGGGTGATGCCAGACGATGCCCTCGAAAGAGTGCGAGTGAAGCCACGTTGCGAGGCCGTCGAAGTCGCGTGGTGCGTCGAGTTCTTCAGCGTCGGCGTGGCGGATCAGTTCGTGCTTGTCCAACTTCTCCGGGTTGCCGTTGACCTTCGGGCCGCACAGTTCGTAGGAGTCCTCATAGCGCCGCTCGTACGGGTTGCCGAGGGCCTCTTGAAGCCACTTGTAGAAGCCGCTCTGCTCTGCGGGCTCCCAACCGACCGACTTTCCCGTCACGTCGTCGTGCTCGATCAGGACGAAGTTCTCAGGCGCGCCCTTGCCCGCCTTCACTTCGCGCCGCGCCATCCACTCGCCGTCTTCGTTGATCGCGACGCACGTCCCGTCGTACTTCCGTGTTGCGATGCCTTCACCGGCGAGCACCCATTCGCAGCCAGGCGTGACTTCGTTCTTCACGTAGCGGCGGTTCGTGGCCTCGTCGCGAACGAACAGCGTCGGGATTTTTCTCATTTCGCTCCTTCGGTAGAAGACAAGACCGCGCGAGCCGCAACGAGATCGCAGTTGTCAGCGTGCTTCTCGATGCGCGTCCCGTTCTTCCAGTCGTACGGCCACGGCGTCTCGCAGAACAAGCAGCCATGCTCGCACTCAGGACCGTGAGCGATGCAGCCTTCGTCGTAGTTCGCGAGTTCGGCGAGTGCTGTACGGAGTGCAACAACCTCAGAACGCGCGGCGAGCAACGATCGCGCGAGACGGCCCGCGAGCGGCTGTGCCTGTCCGTTGCCGATCATCTCGCCGCGCGCCAACGACGCGAGGATCACATCCGCGATCTCGTCGTCGGGGCTTAGGGGTGTGGGTGAGTCCACAGAAGGCTCAGCGCTCATCGGCCCACGTCCCTTCGTATTCGGCGCGCACTTCGGGTGGTGGCACAAGCAACGGCACTCACCTTCGACCTCATAGCCGGGGCACAGTTCGTGTGCGTCGTGGCGACAGTTCCAAGTGACCGTCAGCCAGGGCCACCTCAACCGACCGACTTCTTCGTGACTCATCTCGGGGCTGCTCATGGTGTTCCTTCCTCACACCCCGCCAACGAGACGAACGAACTGGCGAGGTCACATCCTGCGAGTCGTAGCGCCGCGCGTTGCCCGTACCCGATGAGGACTATGGGAGCGCCGCTGTTGAATGGCGCGCGCTCGCCCGTCACCGGACGATGGAAGTGCGGCCGTCCATGTAGGAACAGGAGGCACGTCGCGCGCTCCCATATCTCGCGGACGAACCAGCGCGTCTCGGTGCGGGCCGGGACGAGCGCGATGCCGTTGCCGTGGTCAGCGAGCCGCGAGATCCAACGCTCAGCGAGCGGACCGAACGGCGGGTTGCACCACACGAACCCGAACCAGTCGCGCGCCATCCCATCGTCCTCGATGGTCCACTGCGTCTGTGCGGTCGCCCACGGCTGCGCTACGGACGCACACGGATCGAGGTCGAACGGCCCCACGGCCTCGATGATCTCGGGCGGCGTCAGCCAGTCGTCGGATGCTCCTCGTACCGGAGATTGATGCGCGCTCAAGCTCATTGCCGCGGTGTCTCCTGCTCTCCCTGAACAGCCGCCAAGTGGCGAAGGCGGTAGTGCAGATCGAACTCGTCACGCGAAGCGAACCGCTTGCCGTGCTCGATGCACTCGGGACGCCACCGCCACAGCGTGCGCCATGAGCGGTGCCAGAACGGCTCCGGAACGGGTGACAGTGGACCGGGCTGACTCACGCTCATGGCTTGTCGTCCTCTCCCTGTACAGAGACGTGCAGTTGGAGGTTGACCCAGCGGTTCATACCCGCGGCTGCTTCCCGAGTGTGCGTTCGGCATCGTTGAACGCGGCGAGCACTTCCGGTGACATCGACTTCTCGGCCATCGGGTACTGGCGACGCATCGCCGCGACAAGCGTCTCCAACGCCTGTGATCCTCGGGCGCGTCGCCCTCTTGGAGATAGCAGCAGCCGCCGTCCGGGAGTGGCACGAACCACGTCAGCGGCTCGCACAACGCGTCGCGCGTCGGCACGACGGAGAAGCGACAGCTTCAACGAACTGCTCGCCGAGGAACTGCGTGTACGCGGGTGGGATCGCTTCCTTGATCTCGTCCCACGTCATCCAGTCGATGCCCATTGCCTCACGTGCTTGCTCGATCGTGCGGGCTGCGCGTACTTCACTGCCGTCGACGCGCGTCCAAATACGCCGGCCGTCGAGCTTCCCGTAAACGGCGATCTCCCTGCGTGTGTGCCGACAACGCTGCGGCCTCATCAGGAGCATGCTCGACTCGAAGAGGCGATGACGCCGCACGTTGAGCCCGAACATGGACCCGCAGAGCATCGTCGGCTGATCGAGCTCCGAGCCCACCACGTTCTCGATCACGTATGGGAGTCCGATGTCGCGCAGACGTTCTCGAACGGGGCCGATAAGCCTGGGGTGCTCGACGCGGTTACCCCATTTGACCGCGTTCAGGTTGTTCCACTGCACGTAGTCCTGACACGGCGGCGAGGCGTGGATCACGTCGAAATCGCGCTCGAAAAGTCCAGAGAGGCAACCGTCGAGGGCCTCGAGCGCGTCGCCCTGGTGAAACTCGAACGGATAGTTCGGCTGCGGCGAGAGATCGACACCGACAACATCGAAGCCCGCGCGGTGGTAGCCCATCGCCGCGCCGCCCGCGCCGCAGAACAGGTCGAGCAATCGCGGCCGCGGGTTTACGTCGGTAGAGCGAGACATCACGCGGTGGCCTCCTGGGGCGCGTCTTCGTCGGGCCACCACTCGAGCGGTACGCCTTCTCCGTGGAGCTCGGCAACGAGGTCGATGCGTCCACGCTTGCGACGTTCGGCGAGTGATGGTTTGCCGAATCCGCCGCGCGCTCGCGTGTTCCATTTGCGGGTGAGTCGTTTCGCGGAGCGTTCGAGCGCGGCACGTTCGGCGCGTGTGAGGTCTTCGGTTTCGATCGCGAGTCGGAAGATCGCGATGTCGTCGTCGAGGATCGTCATCGTGCACCTCGTGTGGCGCGGCGGCCCATCTGGATGCGTCGGGAGCGGACGACGCGCTTGAAGCGCGTGGTGAGGGGCACGCGGAAGCATCGACAGTTGGTGCGGAGCTCGACGTGATCAGTGCGTGTGTTGACGTCGTCGAGGTCGCATGTGGTGCCGCAGGCGTAGAGCGTGTCGCCGGGGCGGAGTCGTGTTGCGGGGACGTACTCGTGTTGGGTCATGCGGTGGTCTCGTTGAGGGTGGCGGCCGGCGGCGGAACGTCGGCGACGGGTGGTGCCTCGTCGTGTCCGTTCGGCGCCGCCGGCCGCGCGTCCCCGCGTGCGGCCGTGTCTGCGGTCGGTGCGGGGAGAACGATTCGGGGTGCAGCCATTTCGTGTGCGGCGAGATCGAGGAAGGTGTCGAGGTCGACGAGGACGAGGGGTTGGCCGAGGTCGCTGCGTCGGTCGCCGTGCCAGAGGACGGCCCAGGGGTCGCCGGCAGCTTTGCGACGCGCGGTACGTGCCCATTCGAGGAAGCGGGGGGTGGTGGTCGATTTGGCTTCGAGGAGCCATTGGTTGCAGGCGGTGTAGTCGCCGCGGTCGTTCGAGCCGCGCAGGGGTGCGCGTTCGGCGTGGGGCCAGACGGCGCGGAGTCGGGTGAGGAGCTCGGTCTCCCATCGAGTGCCTTTGGCACGTGCGCGGGACATCAGATGAGGTCTTCTGCCGAGGGGCGGTCCCGGTGGTTCCCACCTATTGGTGGTGGGAACACCGGGTTGGACTCGATATGCGGTTCCGGCGGTTCCGCAGCGGTTCCGTTCCTGGTCAGCACGTTTTCTGGCGACTCGGTTCCGCTGTTCACTGTCCGTGTGGTTCCCCGCGCGGTTCCGCGTTCCTGACGCCACTTCATGGCCGCCACGACCAGCTGCCGACGACGCCCACCACCGGCCTTCTTCAGAGCCGCTTGAGCGACCCGCGTCGGCGCGTCGATAGGCACGTCGAGAGCGTCGAGCTCGGCCGCGATCTCGCTCGTGCCACCCGGCCACGTCTCACTGCTCGCGAGCTTGTGGGCGAGGGGTTCGTCGTGTCGGACGATCTGGAACTTGTCGGGCGCCCACGTGATGCGCCGGTGGGTGGCGATCACGTCGAAGAGGCCGGCGTCACGGTCAACGGACGCGAGACGCCACACGAGGTCGACGTCACCGACCTTCTCGCTCGAGCCACGTTGGCCGCGGCTGATGTCCTTGCCGGTGT